AATGCATAGATAAACGTCTTTGCCAAAGCTCTGTCATCTATATCCAAAGCTTGCATAGTCACAGTGTGTGGATCACCGTTCACAACCTCTTCAGCGTACGCATCGTCTTGCATGTAGTGAGCAAGCATACGAAGTTCTAAGCCTTGAGCGTCCATGCCGCAGATACGGTAGTCGTTGCTTGGCACGGTCCAACACTCTCTACTTTGCTTACCATATGGTTTGTATACAGCAACAATGTTTGCCATGTTAGGGTCAGCATGTGTCATGCGACCAGTAACTGCACCTAGACTAAATACTTTACCGTGTACACGCCCATCGTTGCCTAACGCATTTAGCCAAGACTCTACAGTTTTCCAGCGTGTCTCAAGCATCTTCCATTCAGATAACTTCTTTGCAGGTTCTGGTGCAGTAGAGGGCAGCGTGGCTAGATTAGCTTCTGATACTTTCGGTGCGCCTTTTGGTGTAAACTCTGTGGGTTTCCAGCCAGCCTTATCCATGCGCTCTACTACTTGTTTGTGTGATGCAGGATTAAACTCCTCAAAGTCGATAGACCAAAAGGGTCCACCGATATCGTTGTACTGAAACTGGCGTAGACCTACTTTAGATATGTCGCCATTCTTTGTGTACTTTGGCAGATCAGTACGTAGAACTTTTACTTTTGGTGCGAAGTACTTTTTGATGTTCGCTTTAATTGTGTCTGCTTTAGATTGAGTTTCAACAAGCAGGTCCACAGCTTTCTTTTGATCCAAGTAGAAGCCGTACCTTGATTGGCGGGAAATAATGTCAGCGATAGCATGTTCTAACTCTATACTTTGTTGTGAAAAATCTACACCCTCTTGTAAAAGGTGTTTATATAACTGTACTGTGATGTATACATCTTGTTCACAATACTCTCGCATCTCCTCAGAGTACGCATCAAATTTATTAAAATCTATCTTGCCATAACCAAGACGCTCGCCCCATGCGCCAAGACTATGCCCACCAGAACGGTCAGGATTAAAAAGTCTGGATAGCACAAGAGTGTCAACTTTACTTTTAATCTCAAGGTGCCAAAGCTTCTCCAGAACCGGGAAATCAAAGTCAATACCATTGTGAGCAATGAACGTATCCTTTTCTAAATCAACAGCAGCAACAAAAGACGCAGCATCACGAAAGGAGCGTATGTCTTTATCATTATCCACATCGCAGATACAAACAACCCAAATACGGGTAGCATCTAAACTATCTGCTTCAAGATCAATAACATAACGTGTCATCGTTTATTCCTGTTAAAAAAGGTACTAGTAATGACGAGGGTAGGTGGGGTCAAAGGGGAGGAGCTACCTCTATGAGATCATCTATGTACTCTTGGAAATCTATAGCACTTTCATATTGGTCCTGTCTACCCTTTTTGATGTAGGATACCTCTTCCTTGTTTGGGCCTATCAGAGTATGTACATATACAAACCTGTACAAACCCGACTCTTGATTAAATTTTAACCTTCTATATCCACGATACGAGAAACCTTTGTAATCTATTGTTACCTCATAATCTTTTTCTCGTTTCATAAAAGGAAACTCTATTTGTTTTTCATACATTCTTCTATTAGCTCCTTTATCGTTTGTAATTCATTTATTTTTATATTATAACAATCTGCTTTTACCTGATATCCGTTTGTAGGGTCTATAGTTCCCTTCTTCCAAAACTTAGCAGTGTCAAAGAATTGTTCTTTAACCACACCGCCAAGTATAAACCCTCTGTCAAAGCTGTGCATAACTCTACAAAATACATAAGCGTCACACTTTTGTTTTGTATTATATGCAGGAATTGTACAATCATACTCACCTTTCGGCGTAACACTTGTTGACTTCGTTTTAACGTCGATACGTACAGCTTTATCTACCATAAAATCATAATCGTACGTGTCATGTGTGTCTACTTTATAAAATGGAGAAGCATATTTTTTAAACATAGCTTCGCCTAAGTAGCCATACATATTACCTTTACCTTTTGCTATCGAGTGTTTAAGAACACCTAGCTCTTTTGATTTATTAGACGCACCATCTCTCATTTTAGAAGTAATATTCATAGTAACAAAATCTTCACTCATTTTGAGGATACTCCACAGTTTCACCAAATGATTTTATTTTACCAATAAAGTTTGCATGGTCCATAAGCATATTCATAAGTGCCTGTCTAGTTACTTTTACTTCTTTTGCGTTTTTACGTGCTTTATCTACAGCAAGGTGTAGAGAGTCGAAGTCTGTATCGCTTGTGTATATTTTCATTATATCGTAAACTCGTTAGGGTTTTCCCACCACCACGGCGTTTCAGAGTATTGCCATTTTGCAAAGTCTGCTTTCTCTCCTTTGTAATAATGACGATACGCTACTACAGAATTACCCTTTACCTTATATTCATCAGGCATACATTGTGGTGGTTCAGTGAAAGGTTTAGTCTCTATGTCTGTAGGACACAGTTCTAGTTCTGCACGTAGTCTTTCACATGCATGTATCTTACCATATCTTTTTGTGTATTCTGTCAACAGCTTTTCATAAAGATTGTACAGCCATCTGTATTGCACATACGACTCTCTAGCCCATTTTGTGCTAGGATGGTTTTTATATGCAAGTTTATACAAACCTTTATCATTGCAGTAATCTTCACCACTAAGAAGTCTGTGCGCTGTACATAACATCTGTGCTGATTCTAGTATCATTTTTACAACGTGTTTGTCGCAATGATATTCAGCAGCACGTACAGGGTCTTTGTCTAGATAGAAGATATTCATGTCACGTTTCCTGTTCAGTCTCGTTGTAGATTTTGTCAATCTGATCTTTTGTCAATCGCTTACGTTTATGCTTTATCTTTTTTGATTCCACAACACGCTTACGAAACATAGGATCAGATAGGCTTGCCGCTGAAAGATTACGTCTTTTCTTTTGGCGCTGCAAGTCTTTTTGCACTCTTCGATAACCCATTGTTTTCCCAACTATTTTTTTTGGTTGACAAGGACTTGTAGGATAGTATACCCTATGGGATCGATTTGTCAACTGGAGTTAATTATGTTGATTAACTATTATTATTTTCTTTTCCGTTTCTATCTGTTATTGGGTAGGCAGATGGCAAGAATAGATAGTTATCTTTATCGTAAACAAAAAACTTATCTTGATCTATACAGAGAAAGGAAAGACAAATGATTGTCAACGGTGTTACAACAGAGATCAAAGAACGTGCAGACGGTATGTTTAATGTGTGGCAAAAACATGCTCTCTCTTGGTACGATGCAGACTTTGAGGAGTGGCTACGAGAAAGCGATAACGGCCACGACCCAGAGATGTGGGTTGTGACTGATGTTCTTACCAAAGAACAGAAAGAACTTGTAGACTTTGTACAGGAGTCTGACGTTCCCGTAAAGTTTGAATTTACCTTAGAGAATTAGGCATGTGGTTGAGAAATATATTGTTGTGTATGCCATGCCTAATTGCTCTTGTTGTAATGGTGTGGACATATCATTTTATGACAAGCTGTAAAGCTAATCTTGACACTATCTATGAACGGTATGATGACCTTTACAGAAATTATTATCACTTTCCGAAGGAGCCTTAATAGTATGGTTAAAGGACATATAGAAGGTAAGCGAAGGTTACGTAGAATAATATGTGGTTTTGAACAAGATACGTTTGACCATATCGTAAGAGTAGCAGAGACTGCTGGTGTCAGTGTGTCTGAAGTAATCAGAACTTATGTAGAGTGGGGAATGGAAAGTGAACAGAATGACTAAACGTCATTGTATTTTATTGGTTGTTTTGTCAATGATAATTCTTTTATCAGCGGGATGTATGGTGCTTACAACTGGTGTATCGATTATTTCGTCAGTAATAGACAGGTATGAGAAATACAAAATAGAAGAACGTCTTGAGGAGTTGGAGTCTTTGTCAACAGATAAAGAATAAGCTTTTGTCAATTCAGGAAGGATTTTGTCAACGATGACTAGCCCAGAGCATGTATTTTTTGTCAACTGTAAATTTTGTCAATTGTACATTCCAACATCGAGAGCGCGTGACTTTACTTTTATGAATGATAAAAAAGAGTTAAGCCATGTTATTATTAGCAGCAAGACTGTAAAGTTTACTTGTAACGAATGCAACTACAGATCAGAATCTTTGATGTATACAAAAAGCTATGTAGAGAAAGCATTGCGTAGACTTTGTACAAAGAAAACTCTTGACAACTCTTGATTACTAATTTATAAAGATTGACCAACTACTTAAACGGAGTAATAGATATGAAATACACAGAAATGGCTCAACGTGAGATTTATAATCTTGTCTCAACTTATGTATGGCAACTACAAAAAGGCACAATTACCTTAGATAAGTTTGACGATAAAGAATTAACAGAAGCACAACAGGAAAGACTTGTTAAAGCGTTAGCAAAGGAGGTTGACAAGCTAGGTTATAAGTTAGAGAGTATTGGTGTTGTCGTAGTTTAAACAGGAGTGCAAGTTATGCAGACAGTACACATAAGCAAGCTTAATGGTAAGCTTCAAGATTTTCAAGCAATTAGTGTAAACACTATCACTAATAAATTTTGCCAAGACATGCACAATACAAAGCGTGACGACGTTATTTGTAGAAAGTGTTACAGCTTCGCTACGCTTGAAAGTAAACGCTTTGGAAACAATCTAGAGAATGCATTGCAGCGCAATAGCGATCTATTATCTAAGCCTTTAGATGAAGATTGTGTACCTTTTATGAATGCAGCTTACTTTCGTTTCAATGCTCATGGTGAGCTTATCAATCGTGTACACTTTGAGAACCTTATATTGATTGCAAGGAATAATTCTCACTGCAAGTTTGCATTGTGGACAAAGCGTAAAGATATTGTAAACTTAGTTAAACGTGATTTGGAACAAGAAGGAAGGCGCTTTCCTAATAATCTTATTCTAGTATGGTCTAATCCCATTGTTAATGACGTACACTTTAACCCGCCACAAGGTTTTGATTATGTGTTTAATAATGTAACGTATGACGAGGCAGATATTATATATAAAGATCGTGTGAGAGGTGGGTATGCGATGGCTATAAACGCTGTAGCTGATAAACATTATAAGCCATGCACGGGTCAGAAGTGTAAAGACTGTTTAAACTGTTATGAATTTCACGGCAATCCCTGCGTTATAGAAAAAGTAAAGAATAGATGACGACTAAAAAACGCATTCATGTTAATATGCATAAAGTTAGAGCCAACAAAAAAAACGGAACTAATGATCCAGTGATTACTGTGAAAACATCAAAAGAAAACATTTATGGTTCTGATGTAACGATATTAGGAGAGAGTCGGGTTGTATACAGTCCTGATAAACCTTTATCGTGTGGTGCTAGAGTGTGGATAGAAACTACCTCTGAAGTAATCATATCAAACGAACAGAATGAAAAAAGGAGTTTAAAGTAGTATCATGAATAATTGGCGTGTAGTACACGAACGTAGTGGCTGGTATGGTTATACCGATACGGACAAAGAAGTTTGTAAGTTCCTTAGAGAACAATTGCAATCTATCTTAGATCACAAGTATGGTTTAGGCGAAGTGTGGTCGAAACATTATGCAGAAACAATCGTTGACGAAGCGTCACATGTTCTGCTAGACATGTCGCAGGAGATAGCTGAACAAAGAGAAAGGGATGAGAAAGATGATTACTCGTACTGATAAAGATATGACTTTCGCAGAATACGTCGCCTCGAATGTAGGCGATAAGTTCTTCACTGTTACCTTTGTAAAGGCTAACGGTGAGGAGCGGGTATTAACTGGCAGGCTTGGCGTGACTAAACATACAGTCAGCGGCAAGACTAAGGACATACACAATAATTATTTGTGTGTGTATGATGTTAATAAAAAGGGTTATCGCAATGTCAATCTTAACACTATTCGTAAGATTGAATGCGGTGACTTTAAGATATCGTGTCCGTTTGGCTATAGGCAAATGACGCACGAAGAGTTTAGCGTTTTGTCAGACATGGAGGCTATATAATGGCTGGCGAAAGATTAACTTTTATATGGAACGATGACTATGGTGATGCTAGGCCATCTAAAACTACGAGTGACATTTTTAAAAGATGGAATACATTTTGTGAACAAGACCCTAATTATTCTGTATACTGCACAGACTTTTTGTCAGATGTAATCTGTGAACTACAGGAAAAGTATGATTATTTTTGTCAACGATAACTTTTGTCAATGCTAACTTTTGTCAATGCTAACTTAAAAGGGCCGGGTGATAATTCTTCCCGGCCTTTCTCATGCCGGGCGGCTCGGCTCGGCTCGGCTCGGCTCGGCTCGGCTCGGCTCGGCTCGGCTCGGCTCGTCTTCGCTTGTGTTCAATGTCTACAAAAATAAACGCTTGCAATCGCTTCGCACCGCCCCTATTCTATGCTCGTACCCATTAACCGTAATAAACAGGAGAAATCGAAAGATGGTACACGCAGTAGAAAACATGGCATTCGTAGGCGACGTTCCATGGCATGGTCTTGGCACATCGATCACAACAGATACGCCGCTCAAAGAGATACAAGCTGCCGCCGGTCTTGATTGGGAAGTGCAACTTGCGCCTAATCATAAAGCTGACGGAACGCCTATCGATGCCAGCTACTATATCGAGCGCATCTCGGATGGCGCTATTCTCGGAAAGTGCGTTACTGAGATGTACAAGCCGGTTCAGAACTCGCAAATGTTCGATTTCTTCGAGCCATTTGTAGAAGCTGGTTCACTTCATATTCACACCGCCGGGTCTCTTTTCGATGGTCAAAAGGTTTGGGCGATGGCTTCACCAAATGAAGGCTTCACGCTGAATGGTGATGATACCGTCGTGTCTAATCTTGTCTTTACGTTAGACCATCGAGGCATCGGAGCGAACTCTTGCATGTTCACGCCGATAAGAGTGGTCTGCAATAACACTTGGACGCTTGCGCGCGATACTGCGAAAGAGATCATTAAACACAATCACAAGGTGCCGTTCGACAGCGAGGCAATGGTGACGGCGCTGGGTCTCTTTCAAAAAGAGTTTAGCGACTTTGAGAAGCTTGCCAAGAAAATGGCAAAGCGCGTTCTTACTGGTGCAGAGGAGCTTGAATACTTTCGGACTGTCTTTGGTGGTAAGGAAAAGACTGACGATAGCGGAAAGGTTATACACTCTCGGGCCGTGCAAAAGGCTATCGCATTGGCTCGTGGCAAGGATATTTCTGCGAAGTCAACAAGCGATGCCAAGCTGAAGAAGGATCGTCTGGCTGCTCTCGAAAGACTGATGCAGGAAGCCGTCAATACTGGCAACACAACCATCGATCTATCGAACGTCGAGACGGCTATTGAGGAACCAGCGGCAGGTGATCGAGTGTTGAACGCCGGACACGATCTTAAATCAGCCCGTGCAGATGATGACGCGATCACTGTTTGGGGAGCGTTTCAGACTGTCACCAATATCGTTGACCATAACCCAATTAAGGATACCGGGCGGGATCGACGCTTCGACGTTGCGCTGTATGGTGGGCAGCGGGATAACAAGGCGAAGGCTCTTGACGCTGCTCGCGAATTGATTGCTGCTTAGGTGGTTTTCAATTTCATAATGCTCGCTTTTAGATTGTCGGTGATCTTTGTTGTGATTGTCGCTCTTCTAATTCTCTTCAACATCTAACCAAGACGGGCGAGCTTTGATCGGCTCGCCCTCTTTCGTTCTAAAGGAGGTTTATAGTATGGGAATGATCTACTTAGGATTATGTGCGATAGGTCTCGCAATATATGTTGTGCAAGCTTCGCATATGTGGTTATATTAATCATCGTTGAACACAACAAACTTGAAACGAGGAAAAGACAAATGGCTAAAACAGAATATCACAAGATTCGCGACATGATTAAACCGCCGCGCATTGCACCTGCCGAAATTCTATCAGATGGAATTTACATGCACCGCCCCCGCGCAATTCCTACTGTATCAGTTCGCAACGCAGCGGGTATTTATGTTGAGCCGCTCGACAAGGAGTATGGCTACAATATACGCACCGTGAAGGTTGTTGATCCAGACGGGGAAATCTTGTTTGAAATGACAATGCACGCGGCGCATTACGAGAAAGAAGACTAAGCAACACCCTGTTTCCTCCCCCAACTTGGCCCCCGGTCTCACAGCCGGGGGTTCTTTTTTGTGTTCGACATGAATAATTCGCTAATTAATCAGCAAGCCATTGTGCGCCATAGTCTATTGCGCTTTTCGCTGTGCGTCTGTTTGTGCGCCATGCCCCCCTCGACAGTGTAGAAAATTTGTCAGTCTGCCTATGGGTCTATGACGTATGCGCGACTCTTACCCATAGTCTGCGAAGGACTGCAAGCGTGTGTCCCCGACAAGACTACATAGCTAAACCTTCGGCGAGCATTTTGTCACGAATATAGAAAAAATAAGGCGCGGGGCGCGGGATGGGCCACCGGCCACCCCTATACATGTATATACCCATAGACGAATTTTATTTTATTTTTAGTATGTGAATCATTCGACTACAT